ACAGTCATCATTCTCATTCGTTGGTGAGCAGGCTCCTGTTCGCACATTGGCACACTGGGAAGCTGCACACCGCAACGTCCTTGCCGATGAGCCACAGCTGCGTTCAATCATCGACAACGAATTGATGTATGGCCTTCGTTTGTTGGAAGACAACCAAATTCTTAACGGCGATGGCGCTGGCGAGAACCTCTTGGGCGTTTTGAACACACCAAACATCCAGACATACGCATGGTCTGACGGTGCAACTACTCCAGTAGCAGACACCAAGGCTGATGCAATTCGTCGCGCTGCAACACTCTCGTTCTTGGCTTACTACGAGCCATCGGGCGTTGTATTGCACCCGAACGACTGGGAAGACATCGAGTTGACGAAGGACGAGCAGGGTCAATACCTCATCGCAGTTTCGGTTGCAATGGGTGGCGAGCCACGCGTTTGGAGAATGCCAGTTATCGACACTCCAGCAATGACAGAAGGAACCGGCCTCGTCGGTGCTTTCGGTACTGCTGCACAGCTGTACGACCGCGAGCAGGCTTCAATCCGAATTTCGGAACAGCACTCAGACTTCTTCGTGCGCAACGCAATCGTGATTCTTGCAGAACAGAGACTTGCTCTCGCTGTTAAGCGTCCAGAAGCGTTCGTTTCGATTGATTTTGACGCTGCACCAGGCGCATAATCAAAGTCAAAAAGTAAGTAAAGAAACCCCCGGCCTAAAAACCGGGGGTTTCTTTTTTATACAGGATGATTTTATGAAAGAAAATGAGGCATTTAGGTATATTGGAGTTTTCCCCGACTTTCAAAATCTACTGGACAAGGTTCAATCCTTCAATGACCTAGATTGGAGTGAATACGAGGGTAGAAAAAACACAATGGGGCAAGCCAGCTACCATACCGAGACAATCCCGCTTAAGTATTCTCCGAAGTCTGATGGTTGCGGTGCAGAAAAGCACAAACACTATGAGCAATTCAGCTCAGACATAGCGAAGATATGCAAAATTGTCGGAGAATCCATTGGCCAAGTATCGGAGATTTCATCAATGTTGACAAGGATGAACCCTGGTGGGATTATCAAACCACACAAAGACCAGGGAGTAGTGCACCGAAATACACACAGAATACATATACCCATTGTCACAAACGGTCTATGTTTTTTCACGGTTGGTGGCATTTCCAAAAATTTAAAACCAGGGGAGATTTGGGTTATAGATAACACCAACAGGGTCCACAAGGTTGAAAATAAAGGCTCAACTCATAGGATTCACATGATTGTTGACGCTTGCTAGTGTTATCATTTATTGCCCTCCAAACCAATAAATATATGGGAGAATTGTGAAATGGAAGAAAACAATGAAATAGAACAGCTCTTCAATGAGCTTGCAGAGATTGAAAAAAATATCTCCGTAAAAGAAGATTCCTCATTTGAAAATGATGAACCACTTTTTGACGAGTTTTATTCATCTGTAGTTTTCGACTACTTGACAGAAGAATTTAACAACGAAGTAAAAGCAGCGGACACCCCATGTTGGCCAGGTTATAAACAGGTTGGAATGAAGCGTGGGAAAAGTGGGAAGATGGTCCCTAACTGCGTGCCAATGAATGAGAAATCAGCAAAACCAAAAATAAAAGACCCAAAGGGTGGCCTCACAGCGGCTGGACGCGCATACTTTAAAAGAACTGAAGGCTCAAACTTGAAGCCAGGAGTGAAAGGAGCTGCTGACACACCAGAAAAAATGCGTCGCAAAGGTTCATTCCTTACAAGATTTTTTACAAATCCATCAGGTCCACTGGTTGATGAGAAGGGCAGGGCAACACGCTTGGCCCTATCTGCTGCAGCATGGGGCGAAAGAGTTCCAAAGAATGCAGAAGATGCAGCAAAGCTCGCTGCTAAGGGAAAGAGACTTCTTGAGAGATATCAGAATACAAAGAAGAAAGATAATTCTGAATCTGTTGAAAAAAAGCAACTAGCTGGTCAGACAATCGGCCAACAGGCTGGGGGGACAATTGGCGGCAGCACCCAAGATGCGATAGACCATGACGGTGACGGAATGATTTTTGACGGTACACCACAAGAGACAAGAGCACCGTACAAGCGCCAAAGCAACGCCGACTATGAAAAGCGACGTAGAAAATTTGTGCGTGGACAGCTTGCGTCACAGGGCATCAAGCCAAACAGAGACGTAGCAAACCGTTCATCCAAAGAAAGAGACGCAAGAGCTAGAGCAAGAGCTGCTTTTGATAAACAGACAGTTAGGGCTGGGGCTGAAGCTCAAGCACAAATCGGTAGAGCAAATACGGATGCTGCAAGAGACAGAAGAAATCAAGCCCAAAGCGATAGACTCACTGGTCAAGCACAACGCTCATCTGCTGCAGACAGGAAACCAGCAGACAGAATTGACAATTCTCCACCAGCTCGTCGTATTGATTCAGCAGAGCGTGTTCAGGCAAATCGTGGAACCCCACAGGCATCGGATGCTGCGACTCGTCGTGGTCAAACTGATTCACGTCGCCCTACGAGCGCAGATGATAGACGTGGAGCTGATAGGACTGACCGCTCAAATCCGAACAGAATGGGTGACGCTGCCGATAGAGCAAGAGCTAATCGCGGCGTTGGCGCAACTGACGCTGCGACTCGTCGTGGACAAACAGATTCCCGCAGACCGACTAGCGCCGGTGATAGACGTCGTCCAGACTCTATCGACAATTCACCACAAGAACGCCGCGTAGACGCTGCCGATAGAGCGAGAGCAAATCGCGGAACTTCAGCAACTGACGCTGCGACTCGTCGTGGACAAACAGATTCCCGCAGACCGACTAGCGCAGATGACAGACGTGGAGCTGACAGAACAGACCGTTCAGCCCCAAATCGTAGGCCAGAAAGAGAGTTCCGCAGGATGGGTGACACTTCCGGTCTTCAAAAACCGACAATTGACCGCCCTAGACTCGGTGAGACAAGAGGTGGTGGAAGACCAACAATAGACCGCCCTCGCTTGCCGAACAATTCTTCTGGTAGAACATCTGGTTCAAATCTTCAAAACAGAAACTTCTAATGCAAAGATTTTGGTATGGGGCTACGGTCCTCAATGTTGTTGATGGTGACACTATTGACCTGATGATAGACCTCGGTTTTAGCATCCATCACAAGATACGTGTTCGTTTGTATGGAGTGAATACTCCTGAATCAAGAACCAAAGACCTTGCAGAAAAAGAGATGGGTCTTAAGGCTAAGTCGTTTACCAAAGATTGGCTGACAAATCATAAGTGGGTATTTGTAAATACAATCCCAGACAAGAATGATAAATACGGTCGGATTCTTGCACGAATCTATAGCTCCGACAAGATAGACGACCCAACAACAGCATGCCTAAACAAGGACATTATTCAGTCTGGTTACGCACGAGAGTATTATGGGGTTGGCGACAAAACCTGGACTGAATTCAAATAGGGATTAGCGCTATGAAAATAGAACAGTTGAGAATTGGAGACAAGGGTCCTGCGGGCGGAATAATTTTTATTAATCCCGCAACGCATGGAAACACAACCGGTTTGTGGTTTGAGGCAGCTCCGTGCGGAAATCCCGATTTCGTCCAAATACCTTGGTCTTCTGGATATGGAGATTCTGGTGCTTCGGGAACCAAAATTGGCACAGGCGCAAGCAATACAAAATTGATTACATCAATGAGTGGAAACACAAAGGAAAACTGCGCAGCAGCATATTGCACTAGTTATTCGTGGAATGGATTTGCAGATTGGTTCCTGCCTTCAGACGACGAGTTGACCCGTCTATGGGCTAATCGAGACATAGTTGGAGGCTTCGATGATGGTAGCGCCTACTGGAGTTCAACTCAAGGTGGTCCAGGAATGGATTTATTATACGAATCCGCAAATGTGCATATCTTTGGTGCCCATAGCCCTGACCCATACAAAGTTGCCAAGGACAAACCGTACTTTGTCCGCCCAGTTCGCTCTTTTGGAAACGAATAATGAGAGTTTGGATTGACCAAGACTTATGCACTGGAGATGGTCTTTGCGCGGAAATAGCCCCAGATGTTTTTCACATGATGCCGGACGGGCTTGCGTATGTGCGCGAAGGGGAGAAGATTTATGCGGCAGCTGTGGGGAATCCAGAGGGAGCAGAAGGAATGGCATCTTTCGCAGACGAAAGACTGTCTGACGTAATTGAAGCCGCCGAAGAGTGCCCTGGTGAGTGCATATTCATCGAACCATAGATGGAAAACGACTATTTAATAGAAGTTAATGCCTGGAAAAATTGCAATCCAGAAGACTTGTGGATTTTCGACAAACTAATAGTTGCTAGACGGTCTGGTCATCTATGCGGCCCAATGGGTGTGCCGGTTCCAAAACGAGGCGAGTATTTTGTTAGGCCTATCAGCAATATAAAAGGCATGGGGCGCGAGGCGCGAATCGAATATCTTGATGGAGATACGAGCCACCTTCATCCAGGAGAGTTCTGGTGCGAGATATTTGAAGGCGACCATTTAAGCATTGACTACAGCGGCTACGACCCCATTCTGTCGGTAGTCGGAGAGAAAGATAAGAATCGCCCGTATCAAAGATTCACAAGATGGGAAAAAACAGAGAAGACATATCCACTACCTAGCTTTATTGGGTATATCCCGCTTAGATATAAAACTATTAACTGTGAGTTTATTGGTGGAAAACTAATAGAAATCCACCTGCGTGGGAATCCAGATTTCATGCATGGGAACAGCTCGGTAATCCCACTATGGAAGAACGAGATAGACCCGCAACCAGAAGGCTATAGATTTATAAGCGACGAAGGAACAGAACTAGAACGTATTGGAATATACGTCAAGTAGCTTAAAAGTTAAGCTTTTCCCTCTCAAATTGCTGCCACTCACGGAAAGAGCCGCCGTTGCCGTAGCTGTCGTAAGACTCGACCGAGTTCATCACAAATCTATGGGCTGCCACAACTGCTGTTGCTGTTAAAATCAATACGATGAAGAACATGACATACATTATGGCGCTAAATCTTATTATATGATGAATCTATGCCAAGTATCTCCAAAATAGATGGGTCTAATCATGAATACAAATAAGAGTAAGAACTCACTGGTAATAACAATTGCGGTAGCCCTCGTGGTTGCATTATCTTCTATACCGCTTGTTAGAAGGGCTTGGAATAAATTAAGTTTTATTCGTCCTGAGATGTTTGAGTAGGGCCACCTTTTTTCTCGTATCGCTCGTAGAGATTCACCACAGCAGCATCTGGTGTACTCCCAACTCCAATCATTTCTGATTTTTCAGACATCCAAAAATCTACAGCATCACAATCGTCGCCAAATAGGTATTCTGAAATTCCTATTTCGTCAAAACTCTTAAAGTTCCCAACAGCAAACCACTCTCCGCCTTCATATACACCGCTGTATCTTGATTGAAAAACCGCCACTGGATATAGGTCATATTTTGGTTCAAACATGACTTCGAAATCCATTTTGAACGGATTGAATCTTCTCATTATTCGAACTTTGTTGTAATCATGTGCTCGTCAATGTGCTCTGATGGAGGCATCTCGCGTATGACAAGCATTCTTTGAACCCACCTATCTGTTCCGTCGTACCTCGGCTGAAACGGCTTTCTGCCATGGACAGTGCAGTCGTTATTTATCACCAGTAAATCACCAGTCTTTAGAACAACCTCTTTCGTGGAAGAATTCACCGCATCGCGCATCTCTTGGAGCGCCCTATCTGCCTGGGAGCGAGATTCATCACTTCCGTCCCCAACGGCTTTCATAAACCACGAGTCGTAAGTTATTTTCCAGTCAGTATTCGTTTTTTCAAGTATTGGAGTAGGGACATGTACGTCTGGCTGTCCGTCAGACCTGAAACTTTGGTCAATCTGCGTTGTAAACCATTTTTTCTGAAGTATTGAAATTGCCTCATTGCTCAGCTTTGGGACAATGTCAAAATCGTCGGCATACGTTGTTGCTACGGCATCATCACCACGAAGGCAAAGCAGGATGACGTAAGACGGCCTGTACGGATGAAATGATGATTCCGTGTGCATCTCCAATTCAACCTTGGACGAAGTGGAAATCTGTTGGTACTCGGTCTTGTGGACTGGAACAAGGTTTTGGATTAGCCTTCCGTTTTGTTCTTGGACATATGAAACAGGATGACCAAGGATGGAGCCGTATTCCTTTAGGACTTTTACGCTGTCTGGAGTGACAGAGTCATCGATGACGGAAGTGGCCGGAGTTGGCGGTATTTCACCAATTCGCTGGTTCCTGTAAATCGTTATGCCCATAGGGGCTAAATTCTACCCCAACTTGAGCCCGCTCTCGGGATTGAACCGAGGACCACTGCATTACAAGTGCAGAGCTCTACCACTGAGCTAAACGGGCCTAGAATGGTGCTTGCTCTGCCAACTGAGCTACTCGCCACTGATTTTTTCTGCTTCAATCCACACCCTAGCACCACACCTGTCAGGTGTGTCGGATTGGACTATTTTTGCAGCGTCGTGACCGCAGTTCGGACATACAACAGTAAGGCCGCGACTATGTTTGGAACCTTTGTAGGTTCTGTCAATAATTGCGTCTAAACCTTTTTTTATTTTTTGTTGATGAACGTGAATTATGTGTTTCATGGCGCGTCGGGTAGGACTCGAACCTACAGTCTACAGATTAGAAGTCTGTTGCCTTATCCATTTGGCCACCGACGCATATCTACTTATTCCTACGATAATACTCTCTTTGATACTCACGCTGATACTTCAGGTGCGCTTCCCTTGTTTCTGGACTGTTTCGTTTTTTTAAGGCTGTCATCTTAATGCACTCTCGACACGCCCTGTCTATCTTTCCATTTTTTCTATGTTGTATTTTTACACCAACAACATTTAGTTCGTGACCTCTTCGGCAATGTGTCTGTGGCTTTGTGTTTGCGCCATTTCTTCCTCTTGCGAACATATCTTTCATATTGTCGGAGTGAGACCCAAGAATCAAATGCTCTGGATTTACGCAAGGTGGGTTGTCGCAGTGATGACGGACAACTTGCCCTTTTGGTACTTCACCTATATGAAATAGATGACTAGATACATGGGCGCCAATCGCTGGCCTATCTTGATAGTACTTAAACGAGCCATAACCCTTACTCGTTGGTGCACCAGTCCAAATCCAGCAATCTGGAAATTTATCGTTACCAGATTTATCAACCTTCTGGAAGAATCTTTCAATTAGTGGCATGTGCTTAGCCATTTTCCCTCTTTCTCTCTCTGAGTCTTTCACACTCCAAGCAAAGCTTATATGTGTTTCCATTTTTTTTAGTCACGAGTCTCCAACCAGACACCGCCAGGTCGTGACCACGTCTGCAATGATTTGGCTTTTTCCCCCTTTTATTGCGCTTGCGTTCATTGCCCTCTTGGTTCCACCTTTTGTGGCATATCTTGCAATCACGTGTTTGGAGGCCAGTCCGTTTGCTGATTTTCCAATAGGTGCTTGCATCATCGTAACGGTGACCATGTTTGCAGTGGGTTTTCCTGCTTTCCTTATGGTTTCCGTGCGTAACCGAATAACGCTGATTATGGGAACGAGTTCCAACTTCAAGGTGGTCTGGGCGGACACATAGTGGATTATTGCAAAGATGGCAAACTTCAAGCCCCTTTGGAACTCGCTGATTATTTGTTTTTTCCCAAATGTACTTATGTGCACCAGGCGATTTGTTCACTCCATCTATCTTGCAACTGAATTGACCATACCCCTTAACTGGGCGCGCAGTCCATTCCCAGCAATCTGGCTTATCTGGATTGCGTCCAGATTTATCTACTTTTTCCCAAAAACGTTCTTCTTCTGGTATTGGTTTTCTTCCGGCCATGCCTCTACTTTATCGGACAAGCACCTGTTGCGCAATTGTCAAGGTCCAAATCTCCCATAAAAGTTACATCTTGCAATGGAGCAGAGAAATCAACCTTGGCGAGCATCTTGTTGTACTCCTCCTTGGTGATTTCTTCATACGGAGGGAGAGAGAAGTTGTGGTCTACGTGGAGCAGGAATGAAACCGACTTTACGCTCTTATCGTAATTTTTTGAGAGCCATTCCTGAATCTCTGAAAGTTCTTCCTTGCGGTAGTAGACAGTAACCGACACGGCATTATCAGCCCATTCAGTTTGCATCTTCTTAACCCATTCAAGTTGTTGCACGGCAGTCATTGCTGAAGCAAGCGTTGAACCCTCTGGTGACATGCACGGGAAATCCACGACATAACGAGTGTGGTCTTCTCTACCGTCGATTCCAATATCCCACTGAATCTTGTATCCACGCTTGCGACAAGCCTCAACGAGCGGGTCAGACGAACCGAAGCGAACACGTCTTACATAGAACGGAGCAAATGCAGGGTGAATACCCGGTGTTACACCAGGAAGCAATGAAAGAGTTCCTGATGGCTGAACCGTTGTCAAACGAACCGATGCTGGCCATCCACGCTCTGCGGAGTACTGCTTGTCAAATTCCTGGAGGCACTCATAAGCAGGCGAGAGCCATGAAACTTGCTCCTCTGAGCACTGAAGGATTCCAGTAACGGACTGGCCAAGTCGTGCATTCTTGCTCACAATGTTTGTTGTCTTTTCGTATGGATAAGCCATGCGAGTGATTTGCTTTTGCGTCTTGTATAGCAAGCGCGAGATTTCCTTGAATTGCTCCAAGGACTCAACGTTCGGTAGGAATATTGTTGCCAAGTTGCAAGACTCTCCATCAGCAAGTGCAATTTCAGCGCAAGGGTTAAAACCTTCAATTGAATTGTCGGCTTTTGCCTCACCAAGACGACCAAACTTTCTTGCAAGACGGCGATTCAACAAACCGTAAGGCTCACCAGTTCCGTCGTAGCCCTTCCACAACTCTGACATGATTTCGTCATAGTGGTCGGCGTAAATGGAGTTGTTTGAGTTTGCTCTCCATGCAGGAATATTTCCAGACGCCCAGTTCTTTGCACGAATGAAGAGAACATCGTCTGGGTCACCCATTGCGATTTGCGCTGAACGACGCGAAGAACCAGAAACAACAATTCGACCGATGATATTGCAAATATCGAGCACATCAATTGAACGAAGCTTCTTGCCTTCACGATTTTGCATGACTTTGGCGATATCTGCGATACCTTCGATGAGTGCGCCTGGTCCTGATGCTGTTCCACCGAATGTCTTGAGTGGTGCACCATATTCACGAATGAGAATAGTGGAATATGAGAATGACTTACCCGTGTCGAAATATGACTTCAATACTGCATGAAGAAGTCGCTTCCAACCCTGACGCGAGTCTGGGACAATGATGTCTGCATCGTTGGAACGTTCGTGTGTAATTGTTACGCCTGACTTAACCTTTGGCAAGTCGTGAATCTTGGAGCGCTCTACAGAGAAACCAACTCCACCACCGAGCATTAAGTATTCGAACAAAAGTTCAAAGTCTTCAATCTTTTCGATATTGGTGAAGTAACAGTTGTTCAATGATGTTGCATTGAACTTTTGGACAAGTGGTGTTCCAAGTTGCCAAAGTGAGCGACCAGAAAATGAACAGCGAAGATTAAAGCAGTGGTCAAACAATGCTTCTGCTTCTTCTTTTGTATATTCAACTCCAACTTCCATCGCTCCGTTAATTACGCGCTGAAGAGTTTCAGGCCAAGTTTCGTTATTTCCATCTTCTTTCTTGCGACTGTAAGTACGAAGAAATACAATTTCTCCCATACCGTTAAATCCCCACGGAGCTTGTTTTAGAGAATACGAATCCACGAATGATTGGTCAAGCGAAGTCATGATTTTTCCTGTTGTGATAGTGATTTGAGTAGGTATCGATTTTAACTTAACCGAGAATACTGAAAGGGTCTAAAGTCGTAGTAACTTTGCTCTTAGTTTGTCCAGCTTTTAATCAACCCAAGTCTTTCGGCTTCGGCGTATGGTATCTGTTTACCCTTCTTGTGCAACAGAACTTTTGTTTTTATCGAAGGTGTTATCTGTCTCTCCTCATGTATGTCTTCTTCAACTAAAAAAGTTTGAACAGCTTTAAGTGAATCAATCAATCCAAATCCAGCTATTCTTGTGTGAGAAGAGTTATCCCCAGCACAATCCCCAGTTGGGTGACCACAAACGAGGCACGGAGTCCTATCAGCTGGCAGGATTGTGACGTTGTCAAATAGGTTCCGTGAACGGCCGTACATTTCGTCGTATGAGTTATCGTAAAATGGCATTTGTATTTATTATACTTTAATAAAATTCCTGAATATGAAAACCATTTGAATTAATAAGACTTATAAGTTCTTCGTACGCTTCGTCCGGCAGGTCATCTACAACCTTATTCTTTAAGGCTCTCCTCATGGACTGGGGATATTTGGAGTTCCTGAAGTTCTTCCCCCCACCATTCGTATAAATGAGGGTGTCAAACCACTTCAGCGTCCTGCCGAGCTCGTAGGCATAAGGAACCGCAATAATTGTCGTTACAAAACCGCCATCGTCAACGGCTTTTTCGTCTAGTGTCACATTGGTTACGGTGATGCACTCTTTTACCGGTTTTGAAGCATCAAGAAACGCGTCGGATAGGGATAAACCTTCTGTCTCAGTCATGTTCGCAGAGCAGTAGCCCTCAGCAACCATTGTTATAGATGAGACGCCCCAGTATCGCCTCAGAACTGCACAGAGCTCCGTACAGCGCGCTAAACGCTCTTCTGGGTCAATCTTCATCATATCTTGCCTCATCTGGCAGACGATGGCTAATCTGTCCTTTTCCCAGCCAAAGAAATTGATTGATAAATCTTCGCCAATTCCAAATTCTTTTACACTTGTAGATTTCGCCAATTGAGCGGCAGTTATGGCAAGCGCAATTTTACTATAATCGTTGTCATAAGAGCCTTCCACGCCAACAGCCTAGGTCCAACCCTACTATCAACGGGGGAGGTGGTTCCGCCACGGGGGTGAATGGTTTGATAAAGTCAAGGACATGGCAACAGCAAAGAAAAAGACAACATCAAAGAAGGCTCCTGCTAAGAAGGCGCCAGCAAAGAAGGCTCCTGCGAAGAAGGCTGCTCCAAAAAGCACTTTTGCAAAAGCAGAAGATTTCATTGAAGAAATTGCAGCGAAGCAAGTAGCAGAGCATGCAGACAAAATTGAGAAGTTAATCGACAGCATTCCAGCGCAAGTATCAGTTGATGCTCGCGGTGTGAAGAAGTGGCTGCGAAAGCTTTTTAGACGTCTCTCAAAGTAACTTCTTCTTCCACCATAATGGTGGGTTGTGACAACTGAACATCGCAAAGCACCACGCCAAGACGTGGTCCAAATCACCCGCGAAGGTGCTTGGGGAAAAGTTGAATATCGACACTTGCTTTCATGTGGACACACTGAAACTCGTGCGCGTGCTGCTTCGACCCCAAAACTAGCTTGTGCATGGTGTCTTCGCGCCGCCAAAAAAGATGGCGAGATGAAGGCTCTGACCGCAGGAGCTGTTCCAGCAAACATTGATGACAATGTAAAATTTGTCGAAGAAGAAATCGACATAAGCAAAATGAAAGCAGCAATTGCTTCAAAGTTTAAAATTCCGTTAGAAGCAATCGACATTGTCGCAACAGATATTTCAGGAAATCTTGTAGTAAAACATGCCCTGGTATTTCTTTCCTCATCCGACGTCGCTAGGATAACCAAACCCAATCCGACGTGAGGAGTTAAATTGCTGCAAAACTACGATGCGCCACCAGCAGATGGAAATTGCAAAGGACACGATGTCGACAAGTGGTTTCCAATAATCGAAAAGGGTCTACCAAGGGAACAGTGGCTTAAATTTAGGTCTGATATAAAAGAAGCTATTGAGCTTTGTAATTCATGTGCATCTAAAGAACATTGTCTTGAGTACTCTCTTCGCCATGAACCCATCGGCATATGGGGAGGAAAAACAGAGGCTGAACGAGCAATGATGAGAAGCGAAAGAGGGATTCTTTTGTCGCGAGAAGCAAGAATTTTTCTTCCTGGAATTGGACGACGAAATGCTAATGGATTCGCGTATAAAGGGAATTATCGTCTCAAGGATGCAGTAATAAAGAAAGCGCTTCGGGAAGCCCAGTGACGACCCCAGGGCCAATCGTCCAAAACTTCCTTGACAGACTTGATGGAGTCAGGCAGAGCGGTAGCAATTTCATGGCTCGCTGTCCTTGCAGAAATGATGACAACAATCCATCTCTTTCGGTCAGCGAGGGGACAGATGGCCGCGTTTTGGTTCATTGCCACAGAGGGAATGGTTGCGACGCTTCAGAAATATGCGCTTCAGTCGGTTTGACTATTTCCGACATTATGCCGCAAAACGGAACGAGTACAATTTATGAAAAACCGATTGTCAAAAAAGAAAAACAACAAACTTTAAAGCAGGCACCAAAACCTATTGCCAGAGAAGAGCTTAAGTTTGTTTGCTCTTATGATTACATTGACGAATCTGGTGAATTACTTTTCCAAAAAGTAAGATACATAAATCAGGATGGTGTAAAGACTTTTAGACAGAGAAAACCCGTAGAGAATGGTGGTTGGTCGTATTCGCTTTTAGAGGTTCCGAAAATTCTCTACAATCTCCCAGCTGTTCTTGCTGCAAAAGAGTCTGGAATACCTATTTGGGTAGTTGAAGGAGAGAAAGACGCAGACACGCTTATTGCGTTGGGGTATGTTGCAACAACAATGCCTGGAGGAGCTGGGCACTGGCTCGACATCCACACAGAAGCGCTCGCAGGAGCAATTGTTGACATTGTCGCAGACAATGATGCCCCCGGAAGAGAGCATGCTTCAAAACTGTTAAAAGTCCTGACTGATGCAGGGTGTGATGCGCAGGCATGGATTTGCCCAGATGTAAAAGACATTACAGACCATTTATCTTCAGGTGGTACATTCGAGACGCTTGTTGCATTTTCGCAACATGAAGAAAACGAATCAGAGCATGTTGAAAATATTGACAATGAATCTCAAGAAGAGAGCGAGCCAATTGAAGAAAAAAAAGAATCTGTTTTTGATTCTGCGCTATTAAAGATTCAAGAACTATTTGGCAGAGAAGACTTAAGTCCTGGTCAAATAGTTTCAAAAATGTCGATGATTCTTTCAGCGACTACATCAAAGCAGATTACAGACCCAGGTCGTCTCGTTCAATGGAACGACTTTATCGCAGAGCAAGTTGATGACTCATATGACTGGGTAATCCCAGGGCTTCTAGAACGCGGAGAGAGAGTAATTGTTGTTGCTGCTGAAGGCGTTGGAAAGACAATGCTTGCACGACAAGTTGCACTTTGCGCCGCGGCTGGTATACATCCTTTTACCTATGGACACATGAAACCAGTCGTTACACTTACCGTTGACCTTGAAAACCCTGAGAGAATTATTCGCAGAGCATCATCAGCAATCCTCACGCAAGCAATGCGCCGAGGGCATGTTTCAAGAGTTTACGGAGAGGTGCTGACAAAGCCGTCTGGTATGGATTTACTGAAACCCGAAGACAGACTTGTTCTCGAGGAAGCGATTGAGCGAGTCAAGCCAGATATCTTGGTGATGGGTCCTTTGTATAAAGCATTCGTTGACCCAGGTGGCAGAACATCAGAGGCCATCGCGGTCGAGGTGGCTAAGTACTTAGACACAATTAGAACCGTTTACGGCTGTGCATTGTGGCTTGAACACCATGCACCACTCGGAACCACCCTCAACACAAGAGAACTGCGTCCTTTTGGTTCTGCAGTGTGGTCGCGTTGGCCAGAGTTCGGCATCTCTCTTCAGCCCGACCCAACAGCAAATGAACCATACGTATACGACGTTCGACACTTTAGAGGGGCACGCGACCAGCGCCAGTGGCCGTTAAAAATCAAGCGAGGCAAGGTGTTTCCGTTCGAAGTGATTGAGTTCATGAAAGTTGATAAATAATTCACTAAGATGGGTTAATGACCGAAGATAAAAGCAATAAAATTGCTACGCGCGAGTTTCTTGGTGAAAGAGACATGCGGATATTCAAACTTCGCCAAGCCGGAACTTCAACTTCAGAAATAGCAAGGCGTTTTGGAATGACAACGAGCGCTGTGTCTAAGGCAATTTCTCGCCAATTAGAGAAAATGAACCGCGAAACGCTGATGGCTTATCCAGAAGTTCTTCGGCTTGAACTTGAAAGACTAGACAGTCTTCAGCAAGCAATCTGGCCATTAACGCAGCACAGAAGACAGGTTATGGATGACGGAACCGAAGTTGCCGTCGAGCCAGACCTGAAAGCAATACAACAGGTTCTGTCAATCATGGATAGGCGCACAAAACTTCTAGGCATGGACCAAACAAACATCAGTGTTCAGATGGATGTGGGGAACAAAACCAGTGAGACAATAAAAGCCACACTTGCCGGTTCTGAACAACTAAAGCAGATAGGCAATACTTTCGACCCTGAATCCGAGGCCAGGCAGCTTCTGCAACTGATGGGAATGTCTGGGGTTTTACCAGAAAGCGCAGTCAGACAAATGCTTGGTGAAGCTGACATTGTTGACGCTGAGATAGTATCTGAAGAAGAAAAAACAACCGAAGAGGAAACAGATGAGTGACAGCAACCTTGAAGCCGCAATGAAGGCCGTCGCTGATTCGACCGACCTGTCAGTGCGACCTATAGAAAAAGAAGATGAAGGCCCAACTAATACATCAGTCCTAATCAGAACAACAGACGAGGTTAGGGAGCGCTGGAGGCAGGCCGCTGCGGTTGAGGGGAAAACAATGTCGGCCTGGATACGAGACATTTTAAACGCAAAAGCAAAAACGCTCCTTGAGTGCGAGCATCCATCTGTTAGGCGCTATCCGTGGTCGGTTACTTGTCTTAAATGTGGTCAAAGACTGCAATAAACACTTAACACCAATCCGCTTTTTTATCGCGTATTATTTTAAGCGGAGAAAACAATGAGCCGTAGATATGAAAAATCAATAAATACTGGACCCGAGTGGGTTGAGTATGCAGTCGGTGAATTTTTAGCCGGTGTTGACTCTGAATTCATGGAGAAATCCGCAAAGAGCTCATACACAAAACCAGAACTACGAGAGAGAATAAAATCTCGTGTTTTGGCTGGTTCTGAAGGTGGAAGACCTGGTCAATGGTCTGCAAGAAAAGCTCAATTGCTTGCCGTTCGTTACAGAAAAGCTGGTGGCGGGTATAAGGGTGGACTAAGTAAGACTCAGCGTTCTTTGAAAAAGTGGACAAAAGAAAAATGGACCACCAGTGACGGCAAGCCAGCAAATAGGCCCGACGGCATGCGCAGATATCTGCCTGCTGCAGCATGGGAAAAACTTACACCAGCACAAAAAGCCGCAACAAATAGAAAAAAAATTGAAGCAAGCAAAAAGGGAAGACAGTTTGTTCCAAATACAATGCGGGCCGCAAAAGCTGGAAGAAGTGCAAGAAAGTCTAGATAGAAATGCCAAGATTTGACGAAGAAGATGACGAACTAGTTGGACTGATAAAACAGTACGAAAAATACGTCATTTCCAACCACGGTGAAGTTGAAGACTTTGATGAGTGGCTAGAATCTGAATATGGCAAATCAAGGTCAAAAGTCATGAAGCCATCAAAAAAGGGTAGAGGCTCGATGAAAAGCGGAAACATTGACTAATCCGGAAGAGCCTCCGCCCCTAGTCTTAAGATTTAAGACAGGAGAGTTGGTCCACGATATAAAGTCCCCGGAGGCTGATGATGCCCCCAGGGAACTGGAATCTGATTAACGACCCTTTTTACTAAGAGACTTAAACTCTTCTTCAAAAATGTCGTTGTACTCGTCTTGATGGCGATGCTGCAGTACGAGGTGAGCTCGTCTACGAGCTTCCTGGCGAACAGAATTCATTTGCTTCCGCAAAAGACGCTCTTTTTCATTGAGTTTTGGACGACCGCGCCCAAGTCCGCTGTTCTTTAATTTATTGTATTCAGACATTAGTAATAACTCCTTTATGTCCGTCTATTTGTAGGTTGACTTAGATATTAATAACTAAAAAATCAATTTACAACTCCAGAACCAAAATTTTTATGTTTATACTTAACATATGGATTCAATAGAAACACACCTACAGAGGCTTTCTCGGCAAATGGTAAAAGACCCAAAGTCGGCAGTGCCAGTGGCAGAAGTAATAGACATGCTGTTAGATGCAAGAAATTACGTCGATGCTTATGCCATTCCATTTGATGGGGATGAGCTAACAAAAATACTAAATGGCTTAAAGAAGATGTAAAAAACCCCCGTTTTCGCATCTCTGTACGAAATTAACGGGGGTTTTATTTAATTAAAGGGCAAGAATCAGAATGGTTCTGATTCACCATCTACGCCAACGCCTACTGGCTGACGATTTGATGCTGCTGGCTTTGAGCGGCGCTGTGCCGGAGCGGATGAACCGCCCTGTGCTTGACCACCGTCCTGCTTGGTGCGACGGACAACAGTTTCAACACTGCGAGTGTTAATTGCAATTTCGTCTGCAATAACTTCGACTGTTGAACGCTTTTGACCTGTCTCTTTGTCGTCCCATGAACGCTGTTCAAGGCGTCCTGTTACGATTACACCAATTCCCTTTTCCAGTGTCTTTGCAGCATTCTCGGCTGTGTAGCGCCATGCGACGATGTTGAAAAAGGAAACCTTTTCCTGCTTTTCGCCTGCCTGGTCGTACCAAACGTAGTTTGCGGCTACTGAAAATGACAGGCGTGCCTGTCCGTTTGATGTGAAGGTGAGTTCTGGTTCCGCCGTAACGTTACCGATAATCACCGTTGGTGCCGGGTTCATTTCTTCTCCTTGGTTTACGTATGCCGAGGTCGGATGACTTCAGCGAGTTCAACTTTATCACCCCTGATGATAGTATGCAACACATGACAACAACAAAAGATGAAGCCCGCCTAAACCTAGTTGAACATATTGCAGGAGTGCTTTTGTACTTCTATGTAGATAACGACGCAACTGATGATGAGGTCGAAGAAGCATCAAATAACTGTGGAGATATTGCTAGTGTGCTTGTCCAATCTCTGAATCTCGATATTTATGATGTTGACTCTGAGAATTCATTCAAAACCTCAGTAAATCTCGAAGATTTTGAAAAATTTATTACAAGCCTTCAGAACCGTACGGTTGTTGGGGATTAGAGCCCTCCGTCAAGGGATAAACAACCCTAAAGGTTGCAATCGCTAGATAATTTGGTAATATTGAAGTACCCGATACTGACATAGGCAGGTTAGTTACTACAACCTGTTGCCCTATCCGCCGAGTTCAGGAGAAAAACATTGAAGCAAATCACAGGATGGTCTATTTCTATACTTTTTGGAGCCCTTGGGATTTCAATCCCAGGTGGGACAAAGGCGGAGGTAGCCATGCTGGCGCCCCCCCCAGCTGTCTTTGTGGTTTCACCAGACAGGATGGAAGAGGCCAAAAATAAGCAGGTTTTATTGGATAATTACTCATTCGGAGAGAAGAGTGAGCGAGTCAAAAATCTGCAAAGAACGATTGGAAGCATCAGGGTGGATGGCGCCTACGGCCCTGTAACACGCCGTGAGCATATTCAAAAACTTCAATCGCTAAATCTTCCTGTGGGCAATGTCCCAGAACAGCCGATGAGCGCTATCTACAACATTTCAGCAGACCAATCGAAGCGATGCCCGATGTGGGAGCCCCTTTTCAAGGAAGTTGGGCTTCTTCCAGTTGAGGTTTTTTCATATGTTGCATGGCGCGAAAGCGGATGCAACCCTAAAGCCCAAAACGCAACATGGGACGCTAAAGGAAATATGACTTACGCTCTGAATAAGGACAAGTCATACGATACCGGACTACTTCAGATTAATTCCTCATGGCGGTCAAAGGTTTCCATGGTCTGTGGTGAAGCGGCAGTGGAGAATCGAATGAGTGGGCTCAAGGATGTTAACTGCAACGTCAAATTTGCAAAATGGATTATGGACAACTCTGAGGGAAAACTTGGAAACTGGCGAGTATATAAAAACTAAGGTTGTAAATTAGTTTTAATACTGGCATGATTGATTCATGGCCGCAGAGTTTGATATTCCAGCTCGAAAATTTGATTTCAAAAAAGACCTGGCTTACGGGCAACAGGGTGAATATCTTGTATCAACATTTCTTGACGACCTTTCGGATGGTTCGTTTGAAGTGAAGAGTGATAGATACCGCAACGGAAGAATGGTTGTTGAAACGGACCAAAACCCACGCGGGTACAGGGACGTTAACGGCGTGCAGGTCTGGAACAAAAGCGGAATAAACATAACCACCGCTGAATGGTGGGTTTATATTTTTTCGCCAGAAGGGGCATTTATTGTCGTCTCTGTCGCGAGGTTGAAAAGGTACCTGCGAGCATTCCCGGAAAGATTCAATAGCTCTAATAAGATAAATCTTGGTGGCTCGGACAACCCAGCAAAAGGTTTTCTCCTCATGCCGGAAGACGTTCAAGACATGATGATTAATCCAAGATATGACGAACAAGGATAGAAAAGTGTCAGCAGAAGAAGACCAGATAGACATCATCGAGGAACTCAAAAAGAGTCCAAGCCCATTTGCTCAGACGGTGATAAACGAAATAAAAGCATTGCGTGACAACAATGTATTACTTCGCCTAGACAGGGATAACTGGCGAAATGATTATCAAAAAGAGCGCGACTTAGCTGACGAACTTTATGATGTAGTAATGATGGAGCACTCTGAACCAAATTACGCAGAAAAATATGCTTCTGCCGTAACAAACCACAGAACTAGACGGCGTGGATGAAATGCGAAAATGGGTCAGAAAGTTTGTGAACATTGAAAGACCAGGACTTACAAATGGAACAGATTCGTTTGTAGAGTGGTATGAAGATTTAGAAGAAGAAACAACTACACAGGAAGAAGAGACTAATGAAAGTTAAAGCAGTAATACTCATCGCATCATTGACCATTTTGGCTGGATGCGGCAAAGAGACGGTTAGAGAGGTGCTTGTAACCACTCCGCCAACAGAAGCACCAGCAGTTGAGTTAAGCAAGTACGACGAGTACCTGAATTTTATTTACAACGACTCTGCTCAGGCGCGAGAATGGGAAGAGTCAAGAATCCTTGAGCTTGGAAGTATTGTCTGTGACAGTTTTGCCGCAGGTGCAACATTGGATTCAGTTATTGACGTCTTTGCGGCTAACGCGAATGGTTCTTACGACACAGAGTTCTATGCTTCAGTCATGGTTGCCTCTGTCACTTTCCTTTGCCCAGAATACGAATCATACGTAAACGCACAGCTCTAATGTTTTTTACGGGTCGAATACAGAGGTTGGCACAATAATGCTCGCCCCTGTATCGGCTCACTCTTATAAGGTGTAGAAACCGTAACGGTACATGTTGGTTCAATTCCAACCAGGGGCACAATTATGAATAGATTTATCAGATGTCAAGCCAAAACTAAAAGTGGAAATCAATGCAAGACTGGCGCAATGTCGCTAACACCATTCTGCGGTATGCATCAGGGGCACGAGTATCCAAGAAGCGAAAAAGAACAGGAATCTAGTGGGGAATTTACCAGTCAAGAAAAGCAATAAGAAAAAACGCGCAAAAAAGTCAAAAAATAAAAAAGTACGAAACAGAAAAAAACCACAAGACCCTCGAACAATGGGGATTTCCATAGCTGGTCCATTGAAGATAACGAAGGCTGATGGAACGGTAACGATAGAGAAAGCCGACGCTAATTGGGCGAAAGTCCATAAAACTGACTATCTTGCTAATCCTTACAGGAAATCTCGTCCTAGAAAGTATTAGACAAAATACGGGCCTGTAGCTCAGTGGTCAGAGCAGGGGACTCATAATCCCTTGGTCGTGGGTTCAATCCCCACCGGGCCCACTAGAATAGAAATATGGACCATATTCTATATATTTGGTATTGGTTTAAATCTCGGTTCCCTCACCGGTGCGAGAACTGGCAGACTTTCCTAGGCAATCAAAACGCTGGAGTAATGTTCTGCGATATTTGTGGAAGAATAATCGAGGAAGAGAATTAACGAGATGAACGAACTCCATCTACAGGTGCAAAAGCTTAAAGAGAAGATTTCGCCAGAGTACATCCAGACAATCCAGGTGGATGAGGGCTGGTACCAACTGGTAATCGACTGCGACAGAGAGCTTTCACTATTTGACCCGCACTACAAAATCCTCCAAGTAAAAGAGAAATTTGGAGAGTTGCGGTACTACGTAAAACCATCAGAAACTTGCTACGAGCCAAGACGCCTCCACGACATTATTGCCAAGTACGAAGAAATCGCCGCAAAGACGTGCGAAGCGACCGGGAAGCCTGGGGTTCTCATGAAGTCTATTGGCGGCTGGTACAAAACGCTGAATCCTGAGCATGCAGCATCAACGCTTCATTACGCCAAATATTCAGAAGTGAATAAAGCGACAAAAGACACTGAATAAAAATTGTTATTTCTCAAAACGGTAGATACAGTTCACGCTCATGAACCAATTACCGAATAGAAAACCAATCAAACATGGCAGTCAAGCCTATATCGTCATGTGTTATGCAAAGATGAAAAAAGATTGGTTTACTCGTGCTGATTACCGGAGATTCCAGCTCAACAGGAAGGAATACACCAACCATGTTGAGGAATCTTTCAAACATTTAGCAAAAAGCGGTTGTCTACAGGTCACTGGAGAAAAAGGCAAAGAGCGATACAGACTCACCCTCTATGGAGACCATGTCTTACAGCTAACAGGACGAGCAAGAAAGAAACAAGAAGAAGACGCCATGAATGCCAGAATGAAGGAGAATGGATACAGGTCACAACTTACTGGGTCCAGAGTTTTGGATAAATTAAAACAAAACGGCGGGGACTTGTAATCTAGGCGAAGGCTTTTCCGCGCGATTTTTTTATTTTGGCCCCTCTATTGGATAAATTTAAACAGCATTAACAACCTGCTGTAGATTTATAGCCAGTCAGCAATCTGAACTGACACAAAAACGGCGCGCCAACTTTCAGTTAAATTTATCCTGGTTTTCCACGTCTTCTGTTATATTTACACCTAGAGGAAACTAACAATGGCACTAATGGACACAGAGAGAATAAAAGCTCTCCATCTACAAAAGAAACAAACTCTTACACTCACACTGCAAGAGCTCTCCTTTTACACCGAAACTCAGTACAAGACTTTCGATAACTGGATTAAAGAAGGGTTTATCCCCCCTACCTACATACAGACAGGTGTCTCAGGCTATGACAGAAGCTTCACCTATGAAGGATGCTTCATCGTTCTGCTCCTTGGACAGTTAGAAGAAGCCGGTTTTGGGACCCAAAAAATGAGAGAACTCATGCGGACGTTTCTCAATTTGATGGATGAGCCATATGGTTACATAGCAACAAACATCACTAAGCCTGAAGACATCATTCATGTTGATGGAAACTATGCAGAGCTATCTGCAGCACTCAGAGAACACTTCAGGTATGGCGATTCATCACCAATGACCATATACGACCTCAACAAGTTGCATATCAAACTATTAGACATTGCATTCGATGCTGAAATGCGTTGGGAAGTCAAGACAGTAGTCATGCACTTAGGCGCACAGGCAGACTGGACGAGCATAGGCGAGCTTGTAACGCCAATAGACGACATAGAGGCCTACGAGGCAGCAAAAGGCAAGAAGAAGACCTCTAGGAGCCGCTTTAGATAAATCTAGTTGAAATACGGCGAGCTTAAAAATTTGGAATATGACTGCCCACCATGGGCGAACAAGTGTTCGAAGAGCCCCGCCGACCCCTCTTGGGGGGCGTTTCATATTCGCAACACGCGTTTCATATTCGCAACACCGTTTCATATTCGCAACACACGCACACGCATACGCACTTTGGAAATTTGGTATTGCTTGCCGTATGCTTACACTAACTATGCGAAGTAATGCGAAGTGTTAGCAATAGTAATCGTTCGCAATAACAAAAGACGGGTTCGGGTTATGGGTACGAAAAAAACAAGTAACACACGCGACATTAGTGTTAGCACTTGTGAAGTAACTATGTCGCAGTGTGAAGTGAACACACTAAGGCAAGCAACGCAAAAAAATAATCGCAATAAAAATAATCGCAATAAGTTGAGCAAGGTAAGCGCAATGAAAAAACAAAACAACATTAGACATATCGTTCACCTAAGCGATACACCTTTATCGTCATTAGATATCGTTCGCCTATTCCCTTGCGCACAATACAACGCAAGCCGTAACGCCTATCGCATAGGCAACACGCTATTCGTAATGCCTAAGTTCACGCTAGGCGATAACGACTAATGAGTGGTGAGGCAGTGCTAGAGATATTCTGCCTAGCAGGCTTGGCACTTATCTATGTCGCACTGAAGTTGAGAGAATATGAATAGCGCAAGGCACACGGGTAGCCTACGGGTAGTTCGTATTTGGAAATTTGGTATCGCACTAGGTACACTTACCCTATGACTATTGAGAAGGATAGACGAAGGTACGCAGTGGTTGAGTGTCCGTCATATGGTGACGCTTGGAGCATGTCACGCTATGACTTACCTAGTCACTACGAATACCGTTCTACCCTCGTAGGCTGTATGAGGTTTATCGCATACAACGCCTATGACGCCTTTGACTATGTCGTAGTTCGCTTACACCTTGACGACACCTTTAGCGAGGCAGACATAGTGTGGTCACCTTGTGACTATGACAGTGACATATTCGTATCGCACTACCGCCGTAAGCGTGGAGAGTACGCACTATGAACAATGAGACAGTGAAGTGTGACGCTTGTGGTGAAGCGAGGCAAGGAAGTAAGGAGTGGACTTCATCGCCAGCAATAAATGACGGTTGGTCACTGTACTATGAATACTTTGGTTACTATGGTGGTTTCACTGACGACCTAAACTCTCTGATATCTAACGCCGAGCCTAAGTCGTGGAATATATGTCACGCTTGTATTGTCAAGTTCTTAGATACTTTCCCACTACTAGCGAAGTCATTGGAGAAAGGCGCACACCCTAGCCCCTATGAGGATAAGCCTTGTTGCGATTACGCTTGGAGTTTCACCAATGAGGGAGAGACAGTGTTCGCCAGTGGTGGTGAGTGGATAGTCGCACCTGAAAAAAGTGGTGGTTAGTAATACCTCGCACTGAAAAAAATCGTGGTTATAAATACCTCGTAACGAAAAAAGTGGTGGTTATAAATACCTCGCACAAAAAAAATCCGACCTTGTAATTTCCAAAATAAAAAAAAATATACCTCACAACGAAAAAATCCAGTGCCTACGGGTAGCCTTACGGGTAGCCCATACTGAAAGGTAATTACTATGAAGCCATTACGCATAGCAGTCGCATTAGCCCTAGTGTTATCGCTTGCCCCTATCACCGAAGCGCAAGCAAGTGAGTGTACTGAGCCGACACTCGCACCCTCGTCACCTGAGCCGACACTGATAACGATTATTGACACCGAGATAGGTACGCAAGCCTTTGAGCGTCTAGTCACTTATTCCAATGGTGGACATAGCGCACTAGGCAAGGCAATAGCGCAGGCGCACCAATGGTTCGGAGTGTGTGAGTATGTCGGCGTTGGTATCGGCAGTGGTTCTGGTGGCAACGGCTATCGCCCAAACTTTATGCTTGCCCTATGGCGTGACGGAATAGATATCACCCTCGCCCGTAGTGCCGTCTATCAGTTGGTTGGCGCAAGCAGTAATCCAGTAACGACCAATGGAGACTGTGCTATTTCGTGCGACGGCACAATAGGCGGAGTAGCACCTACGACTACAACGACTACCCTCGCCCCTACGACTACGACTACGACTACGACTACACCCACTACGACAGTTCCAGTATCCGAGCCAGTAGCAGACAGTGAGCAAGTGATTACCGAAGCACCTACGACTACGACTACGACAGTGCTAGTAGTTGAGAGTGCTAGGGCAGTTACCGTGACAGTGTTGCCCACGCCACACAAATCAGCGACAGTAAAGAAGCGCACTGTAAAGAAGCCAGTCACCAAAAAGCCACCTAAGAAGCGCACTGTAAAGAAGTAATCCACCCACCATAAGCGAACAGGGGAGCTCGAAGCCCCGGCGTAGGTAGTGGTAGCACACCCACCTTGCCACCTACAAATCCTTATGAGGTTGGCGCAGTGCCTACGGGTAGCCCTACGGGTATCCCTACCTACCTACCTACCTACCTACCCTGCCACTACCGTAGGAAGCCCCTACCCCTTGCCCAGTATGCCTATCGGAAATCCTTGACCTATGTCGCAAAATACCCTAGTGTCATTAGTACCTACTGAAAGGGGCAGACAATGACCAAGTACCACTACACGAAGCAACCAGTAAAGCGTGACCTAATCACACTCCCACTATTCTTTATTTTTGCGATTATCGCAATGTTTATCGCAATGCGAGGTGACGAAAGTTATCGCTGTGATATTGACCGAGTAATCGTTCAGGAAGGCGATACGCTTAGCAGTCTCGCAGTCAAGTGGTGTCACGGCAACACACTGAAAGCGACAGATGACCTAGTAGCGAAGTACGGACAAGTAATCCGAGTATCCCAAGAAGTGAGGTTTGACAAGTGATATCAGAAGCGAAGGTTGCTTACGAAGTAGCGAGAGACGGCAAGGTGCTAGAGAGTTTCGGCACTTATTATGACGCAGTGAGTTACCTACACAAGTTACAACCTCACTCCGTAAATTGGGCAGTAGAAAACGAAGGCTACACGATTACTGAAAAACTATTTAGTGACGGCAAGTGGCGTGACCTCGCAGGCGTTATGTATCAGTACCTAGTAGACGGCGCACCCGATGAAGCAGTGAAGGCGTATACCGAGTTTGTAGACGAAGCGAGAGGTGGCGAGTGAAGCGCAGAGTGACGAAGGGAAGTTTCACAACGGCGAAAGGTACACGAAAGTACCGACACACGGCTAGTTATCGCTACAAGCGAATTGGTGGTTCGCTAAAGCGCAAGCCGTTCTAGCGAAAAGCCGGGGCTTACAGCCACCACACCACCTATACAACTACGCAAACACGACAGCAGTCGTATTCCCACGAAGTTCGCAAGTGCCTACGGGTAGCCTACGGGTTACTTGACAAGGACTACAAGTGTCCCTATACTTAGGTGAGTAAGCAAGTAACTACTAACAAAGGGGAAGTAAGTGATAGAAATAATCGCAGTACTCGTACTACTAACAATGACAGCAGTCGTATCGTTCGGCGTAGGCAGTGCCGTTGGATACAAGGCAGGCAAGAAGGTAACGCAGTTTCAGACAGTGAAGCGAAGTGCCGAAATTGCTATGCCTTTAGCCCGTCAATTGTTTAGTCAATTCGCTACGCCAGTCGCCAAGCCAAGCAGTGAGTGGATAACCGACAGCACACTTGACAGAGTTATCGCTCGTAACGAATACAGCGAATACAACTAAGAAAACGAAAGCGAGGGGGTAGGTGTCACAGCCTGCCCCCTTTTTGTTATGTCGAGCTAGCCCCGCCATACACTGTGAGGCAGAGGGTGAGTGTATGCTTACCTTTAGATAAATCTAACTAGAAGTAATAGCGAGAGGCACGAAGTTATGGCGCATATGCTAGAGACAGACACTAAAGGCGTAGCAAAAATGGCTTACGCAGACCGTGAAGTACCGTGGCACAGGCTAGGTGTGCCTATGAAGGGCTTACAGACAGCAGAGGCAATGCTACAAGCGTCACAAGCAGACTTTGATGTCGTTACTACTAAAGTCGCAGTCGTAGACGCAGAGGGCAACCTAATCAGAAATCCCGACAATACGCCAGTCATTATTGAGGACAGTCGGGCAACCGTGAGAGTAAATCCCGACGGAACTTTTGACGGACTAGCCACAGTCGGTACTCGCTATGTCGTACAACAAAATCGTGAGTGCTTAGACTACGCCCTCGCAATAGTCGGGGCTTCTAAGGGAGACGCAGTAGTAGATACTTGTGGCGTACTTGACGAGGGCAGAGAGTTCTTTAGTTCGCTTGACTTAGGGCAACTCGTCATAGACCCTACGGGTATCAACGACAAGATAGACCGTTACTTGCTAGTCCGTAATGGTCACGACGGCAAGACGGCTATTACCTTTGCCAACACCTCAATACGGGCAGTGTGTAAAAATACCGTAATCGCAGGGCAGTCATCTGCTCGTCGGGTGTTCACGGCACGACACACTCGTAACGCCGATAACGCCATTGAGGAAGCGCAAAAAGTCTTAGAAATATCTACGGAGTGGGCTAAGTCGTTCCAACTTACGGCTAATCGCTTGCTCGCTATAAATGTGCCACCACGAAGTGCGCAACTCGCCACGATACTTGACAAGGTATTCCCGAACGAAATGAACGGTACGGAGAGACAAAAGAAAAACCGTGACGGAGTAGTGGCGTTAGTTCGTGGAGTGTACGACAACGAACGCAACGCAGGTGGCTACGGGTACAACGGGTGGAGTGCTTACAACGCAATAGTTGAGTACCTAGACCACTATCGTGACGCAAAAGCAGACGAACGGGCGCTCGCGTCTATGAACAACAACTCGTGGGTTACGCAAAAGAAAGTATTAGCGCAGGAAATTATTCTGTCGCTGGCTTGACAGTTAGCACAAGTATCATTGATTACTAGAGCCCCGGCATAACGGAAGGCAGGCTAATGGAAGACGATTTTGAGTTTGACAGTGAAGACGGTGATATTCCGTCAAAAGAAGAACTCGCCGTATGGTTGAGTGAGTTTATGAGCCACACTGCTGAAGCCGAGACTATGTATCGTGCGCACTTCTGCGACTTAGTAACTAATCGTGTCTATAACGAGTTTGGGTTTGAGGGTCTTTGCGAACTGCTGATGAGCATTGACAAGCGTGGGCATTGGATTACCGACATAATGATAGAAAACAACGATATTGACGACATCTTGTTCAGAAAGTACGGCGTGTTTGACAGTGACAGCATAAAGAAGGCACGAACGACTGACGCAATGGCTGAAATGAACCAAAAAGTTTGGAAATTACGCAGAAAGTACGCAAAACTAATTGCTGACGAACTTATGGGCAGAGTTCCAACCAAAGAGACCGAGTAAGCCCCGCCACACGCGCAAGCGAGAGACAAGGGTTTGCCAGCCCCTGCCCCTGCCCACTCAACGCCTTGCGAGGCGCTTGGTGTTGTGGTTGAGAAAATTCCACAACCCCTCGCCACCCCACCCGAGTTTTGCGAGTTCTTCCTCGCTCTTCCGAAGTTGAGCGTGGTGTTCCTCGTGCTCGGTTGCGCCCTCGCCGATTTCGCAAGGGCAGTGGAGAACCGCCCGCAGAATGAGTTCCTTCTGCGTTTCGGTGAGACGCCACACGATTGTCCTTTTCATTTTCACCCCCTTTCATTTGGGCTCGTTTCCCTTACGGGAACGTAAGCCTAGTAAGCCAAATACCAAATTTCCAAAACGATAAGCCGGGGCTTATCGACTTCGTGTGAGCAAGTCAAGTACTAATTGCGTTGCGTTACTACCTTCAGCGAACTCTCCACCCTCAACCGAAGCGTTCACTACCTTGCGCTTCTTTTCTATGAGCGCATAGATTTCCTCGTCTATAGTCCCGTCAACCAACATATAAGTAGTCGTCACGCTTCCAGTTTGTCCAATACGGTGAAGTCGTGAATAAGTTTGGTCTAAGTCGGCAGGTGTCCACGGTAGTTCCACGAAAAGTATGTCTTGCGAGGCTGTAAGCGTGTGTCCAGTTTTCGCCGCCTGAATAGATAACACAATAACTGGCGCAGTCTCTACGGGTTCGTTCTGAAACCTTGCTTTTTGTGCTTCCACTTCCTCAACCGACATACCGCCCTGAATACGAAGGTTGCCGAACTTTCGTGCGAGTTCATCTACAACATCTCTATGGTGCGCCGCGATTACTACTTTCTTTCCGTCGTCAATGCGAGACTGTACCCACTCCTCAACCATTGGCATTTTCGCTTTCGCGGCGAGGCGTCTAAGTACGGAGAGTTTGACTAAGTGTTCGTTGCTTTCTGCTTTTATTTTCGCAATAACCGACGCCGAGTACGGGCTTTCCCCGAGTTCTATCGCTATCTCTTTCGCTCTTTCGGTTATGTACTTTATTATGTCTTGTTCTGCCTTCGCATACTCCTTGAGCCCCGCCTCAGTACCCTGAACAACAAGTGGGCTGTGTATCACGGGTGGCAGTTCCGTGAGTACTTGCGACTTAGTTCGTCTGATATAACAAGTACCACGAAGTCTGTCGTTTAGTTCGTCAAGGTGCGAGTGTCCACTGATATTCCACTGACCAAACTTATCTTGGAAGGCTGAGCAATATCGTCTGTAAAAACCCCACAAGCCACCAAACTCTTTGAGTTTTCCGATTATGTCTAATTGGCTGGCGTACTCTGCTGGTCTATTCGTTACGGGTGTTCCAGTAAGACACAACACAATTCCGTGTTTAGGTGCGCTCTTTGCCATTTTTATAGCCGACTTAGTTCGCTGTGCCGTTGGACTTTTGGCGTAGTGGCTCTCGTCAAATATGTATGAGTTATGCGCAAGTAATTGCTTTTCCCAATGAGAAATATTTGAGTAACCAACAACGAGTACATCATATGTGCGGGGCTCAGGTAGGTCTTTACGGTTAGTCACAACGGAAATCCGTCTATGAGGCAACCACCTATTCCACTCCGATTTCCAGTTGAGAACCAATGAAGGGGGGCAGACAACGACTGCTGGATACACTTCGTTATCTTTTGACGAGTACTCCAGTGTCGCTATCGCTTGTATCGTCTTTCCAAGTCCCATCTCGTCTGCTATAAAACTTCTACGGGCTTTAGACGCATACTCCACACCTGCTCTTTGGTAAGGCAATAGCGTTCCTTGTAGTAAAGGCACTTCTATATCGGCGTCGGTTGAGCGTGAGGCTTCCTTTAGTTCATCTAACTTCTTAGTTATTGAGGCAGATACTCCGTGTACTTCGGGCGACACAAGTACTCCGAACGAGTTAGCCCACGCTATTGCTTCGGCTGTTGAGGTGAGTGGCGCTCTCCAAGCCATTTCTTTGTTATCCCAAGTAATCCCTGCTATCTGCTTTACTGCTTTGAGTACAACTTTGTCATAAGGGAATTGGATATAAGTCCAGTCTCCTTTGAGATACACACCTTTTCGTGACGCTCTCTTTGGGACTGTAAACCTAAGCACCTCGTCTGTTATATGAAACTCGTGCTTTATGGCGAATGCTCGCACCTCGTCAATTGAGGATACGGGTGCTTTCCATAACTTATCCACCTTGTCCCACTGAGCCCCGGCTATCGTCTTGACTTCAGCAACTTGTGCTGGGTCATAAGGGAAGTCAAGGGCTAACAAGTCGTGGTCAAGGTAAAGTCGCACTTGCTTATCATACTTGCTAGGCTGGTCATTATGGAAATAGAAGTCTCTTTAGAACAAGCAATAAAGTCGGTAATGAACTCGGTTGAGGAAATAAATAAGAAACTTGACGCCGTTCAGGTAATACTCAACAACCTTGACACACGGGTTGCCGTTACAAACAACACGGCTGGTAAGACGCTAGGCGAAACTAATCAGTCGCTCGGCGCAATGAGGCTCGGCTAAAACAAACTATCTTGCTGGAAGTTCGGGTCAAGGCTACAAAAACCGTGACGATAACGATACATCTCTGTCTCTACTGCGTGGACTGTCTTACCGCTACTCTTTAGCCATACCGTTGCCAGTCTCAAAGACTGTGACGAGTTCGGGTCAATTGCGCCTTCACAAACAATACAGGTATAAAGAGGTGGCATACTCATACCAAAATGTTAGCGGGGCTCAGCTCGAAACGCAAGGTGTATCCTTGTTGTATGGCTGATGACGACAAAAAAAAGAAAAAAGAGGCTGAACCAAAGCCTTCACGGGTTATTCAGAAACCTCGCCGTTCGTCTTGCTGTCCTATTCGCTAGCCCATAACCCTTCCACAAACTCGTGAACTTTAGGCGGGCAGTTATCCCTATGAAAAGGGTCAAGCAAAGAGTTGCTTAGTTTTTCTGCTATGCGGGGCTTTACTTCCCAAAGATGGCTCATATACATTTGTCCGTAGCGCAAATCGCCACCTGCTATAAGTTGTGTCTCGTAGTAAATAGAAATCGTGGCAAGGAAATCGTTATAAGTTCCCATATCTTTCTTTCATAGTAACAATTCTGCGTGACAAGTGTGGCGGTGGTGACGACATAAAACCCCCTTGATACCTCTCCATTTCTGTCTCTCCACCCCATATGCCAAACACTTCGCTGTTGCTACGGGCGTAGTCACGGCAAATAGTTGCCTGCGAACAAGTAGCGCAAACTTTTTTGGCTTTTTGTTCACGCCTAATCCGTGCTTCAGGGCGTTCTGCGTACTTACCGTAAAACAAGTCCTGCCTGCCAGTACAAGGCAAATCGCCTGTCGGTGGTGCGCTAACTTTTACTGCTACTGATGTCACTTTTTCTCCGATAGTAAATTAGTTGATAAAGGGCATAATGATTATTGGTGTCTGCTCGCCAACCCAAGCACCTACGACATTGTAGTCCACATACTCAACGGCTTCCTCGTAATCCATACCGTCTCGCTCGGTACAAACCTTGATTAGCCCGTCATATGAATAGACGGCAAGTAATGGCTCGTTGATACGGCGTGACCAACCAATAAAGGCTTCGTCAAACCCGTCCATAAGCAAGCAAGTTTCGTCACCTGCCTCAAGTGCTTCTTGTATTTCTTGCCGAGTGGGCGCTTTAGCCCCGCTCTCCCAGCCTCGCTGTTCGCCAATTTCTTTCCATTGCTCGTAAGTGTTGCCGACAAATATGTCTTGTGGCTTGTTCGGTGTGTCGCTCATTTTTTCTCTTTTCTGAGAGTTGTAAATTAGGCGTATTGGCTCAACGAGTAAGACTGAATAGCGCCCATATAGTCTATGCCCTCGTTCCACATCAAATTCTCATAGTCGGCTTGTGCTTGCTCTTGAGTGTATTCGCCTAACTCTATGTCACCGAGTATTCCAGTGAGAATATGAATAGCGTGCTTTAGGCTCTCGCCTATGTCGGCGAGTTTCTCGTCTATGTTGTTTTCGTTGCTCATTTCTTTAGCATACGGAAAAAATCTTCCATCGCCTCGTCTTCACCACATTGCGAACAAATTTCTGTCTTGTTGTCTTTCCGAGAAATAGCACCTGGATATAAACCTGGTGTGTGTCCGTTCGGAATAAAGCCACTACAAGTAGGGCAGATAATGTTTTTGCTCATTGTTCCTCGCCTTCACAGTCGTGACCGTAGAAAAACTCATTTGCCTGTTCCTCGTCTAGCAGGTCAAATACCCGCCCGCACTCTACGCACTTAGTTTTCGTGTGTGATGATACTTTCATTTCTTTCCCCTTTTCTCGTAGGTAAGTAAAGCATATAGCCCCCGATACCAAATTTCCAAAATGAACATTGGCTCAAAAAGCCCCGGTTTTGGGTTGTGGACATTTGGTATTGGCTCGGATATGATTGAGTTACCTACTGAAAGGAACAGTAATGAACGAGAACACCTACCGAATAGCAAAGACAGTGCTTGTCACTATCGCAATAACAATTGCGTCAGTGTTCGCATTTGGATACTTAGACAGACAGAACACGAGAGACAGTGAGTTCTTTTGTGACGGAACACCAGTCAGAGTAGAAAGTGGTGACACTCTCTATTGGATAGCCCGTACAAAGTGCGAAGGCAACACTATGGAAGTAGTGGACAGGCTTGTTGAGTTGTACGGCACAACACTTACTATTGGCGACACTATCTACCTACCGACACACAATGCTTGCGAGTTGCGCATAACAGACGGTGGTCAAGTAATGGAAGAGTGTGCGTAACACACACCGGGGCTCTTGGTGGGTTTGGAAATTTGGTATTGCGTGCTATACGATTGACATAACAGCAACGAGCCTTATGAAAGGGGCAAGGTAGTGACCAACTCAACGAAAGCACGGGCTAACGGAAAAAGTCTTAGAACAGAAATGGCTGGTAATGAAAAAGTTATCAGAGCCCACTGTGCAGACTGCGGTAGTTCGGGAACATATTGCTACACCGATATTTACTCACTGATTATTGATATGGGTGATGAGGATTACTTCTACGGTAAGTGGCAATTCACTGATTACAGGAACACAATCAAAGCAATTTGTCCGAGTTGTGCGAAATGAACTCGGCAGAGAAATTGTTTGTGGACTACTGGAGTTTGGTTATTGACCAACTCGGCGGTTCACCTTCATACGAGGACTTGGCTGAACTTACACACGAGACACAAGTAGAATTATTTGGATTTTGTTCTTGCGAGGACAATGAAGGAAACCCCAACCCATACGAGGACTGCCCACAATGAACGAAAAAGAAATAATCACACTTCTTGACAAGGCGCTAGTAAATATCTCTAGCCGTGAACTCGTAGCCTCAAGTGAAATGCAGGACTTGCTTCTTGACATACGGCTTCACTTGATGACGACAGAAAGTGCTTCAGTAAGTCAGTAAGCGGGGCTCAGAGCTTCGGCCAGCTTCGACACGGGTGGCTTTTCCCAAACAGCCTGGTACTTTGGTGTGCCGGTATAGCCCCGCATTCCGTTTTGGAAATTTGGTATTCCGTCTTGTATGCTTTACTTATCCAACTGAAAGGGGATAAAAATGAAGGCACGATACGAAGTTCGCAAAGACGTGATGAATGTGCCTTGCGAGCACGAAAAATGCGAGCAGTTTCACCAGCGTTTCATGAACGAGGTTGATATCAACACTGGTAAGTGGTTTCACATGACGACCCGTACGGAATGGATTGTCGTTGATACAGAAACCGAAAATTGCGAATATCTTGGCCTGAGCAAAAAAGATTGTGTTGCATATGCCAATCGCGAAAATGCAAAGTCTGTTGTCTGAAATCACTGCCGGGGAGTTTGCGCCACACTGCTCCCCGGCAGTGATTTCGCTTTATGAATTGTTCTCCGCAAAAAATCTAGAGCAAAAAGCCCCGGCATAAATTCTTTACATCACGGCGCAGCGGGGCTAGGCATAATTTTGGAAATTTGGTATTGCGTCCTGTACGCTTACCAGTAACAACAACAAGCCTACGAAAGGGGCACGAAATGGAAACAGAAAGCACACTCACAATCCAAGAGACGATAAATCAAATTATCGCCATCACTGACGCAAAAGATGTAATGCAAAAAAAATACTACGACGAAACAATTGTTGCGAATGGTTACCTCGCCATTGTGATGGCTAACCTAGAACTGTCGGCTCAACACTTGTCGTCAAAATTGGCGAACGCTATAGAAAAGTTCTAACGAAACAGAGAGTGGGTGCGAAAGCGCCTGCTCTTTTTTTCTCATTAGCCCCGGTGTGATAATAAAAAATTACGGCAGCGGGGCTGCCTATAAAAACCGAACACCTGTTCGCCTGTTCGTTCCATTTTGGAAATTTGGTATTGGGTACTGTAAGATTTCATTTGTAAACGAGTTCCACGAAAGGGGACACAATGGAAACCAAAGAAAGAATAAAGCCAGTAGTCGGAAACGGCGCACACGTTAGCAACGGAGTGGATACCCACTCAGTAACGATTGTTTTCGTTAGTGAAAACGGAAAGAAAATTATCGTTCAGCAAGACGATGTCAAGCCAGCCGAAGGTGCGAAGCCTTACAGCAACGACTGGGAAATCACACCAAACCCAAACAACCCAACCGCTTGCTTTACACTCCGCAAAAACGGAAGGTGGGTTCAGATTGGTGATTCGTTGGATAGTTGGGCTGTACTTCACCTGAGCGGTCGCAGGTATTACTACTCCTACGAGTTCTAAACCCGAGGGGGTGTGACAGGGAATAAAAACCTTGTTATACCCCCGAAATTTTCCATAAGCCCCGCCACTCGTTCCCGATAGCCGGGACTCCGGGTCGCGCACGAACATATGTTCGCCCGGGTGGCCTGCCCTCACCCGTTTTGGAAATTTGGTATTGAGTGCTGTAGTGTGTGGAGTACAGGAAGCAAGGCCAACTGAAAGGGGCACAAAATGAGCGACATCAATTCGTGGGACGACGGAGAGTACACACTGGACGGGCACCTCGTACATGAGGACGACCTCGCGTGGTACTCAGACAACGAAGCATTCATGGACGGGTTGGACTGCGAATGAACTACACTCCGCAACTCGTAGACGCAGAGAAGCTGCGCATTGGCACCTACATCAACGCAGGTGACGCCTCGTACAAGATTTACGAGGGCCACGTGATACTGGTGACAGTCGCTGGTGACGAAGTAATCGTGGACATACTGGACAAGCTCGGACAGCATGACACTTACAGGTGCCCTACAGGCAACGCAATTTGGACTACAGGCTTCGCCGCCGATTTCCCTCACAGTCGAGTGGACATGTCCACATGGTAAGCGTGCCCGATTTTGTAATCGCTTGTGTGCATGACTTCAGGCCTGCACAGGACTTACCGGTAGATGTTTACCGGTGCGTCAAATGCGAAGCTGCCGGTTACGAAAGTGTGCAGACGCAATTTCCGGACCTTTCCGGCTGTTCACCCGGCTAAAATTTTCCCGGAGCCCCGGCACCTGAGGTGCAGAGCTGTCGAAGCGGGGCTGGCCGTACTTAGAAAATTTGGTATTGCATACTGTAAGTTATATATATCTACTATTGAAAGGGTGTAATTATGCTTGTCTATGACGAGAAAGACGGTGTGTGGGTTTGGACGGGAAGGGTGTTCTCTATCTCTGAACAGGTAACCAAGTTCAGGAATGATTATGCAACTTTCACCACTGTTGACGAGTGGATTAGATTGCGAAACATATTTCTGTTTTCCAAGGACACAATTTGGAAGGACGACTTTGAGGTCAGCCCTGAAGTTCAAGACGCTGTCAGCCTTGCTTGGGATTATGTGTGCAGAGGCGGAAACAGGGAAAAGACTCTTAAGGTTCTTGACAACCTTGCAGAAGTACTGAACAAAAAATAACAAAAGGGCGTTATCAGAAATGGTAACGCTCTTTCGTTTATCAAAAGCCCCGACACTCAACTGCAGCAACAGTTAGATACGGGGCTCAACACATGCTCTATAAGACGAGGTACGCACGGGCTGTAATTTGGAAATTTGGTATTGCGCTTGTTACTCTTTACTTATGAAATCACAACTCGAAAAAATCAGGAAAATCAAGCCCGACCTTTGCGAGAGGTGCGAGGGAGACGAGGGCTGGCTCGACACGCCCCACGCTTTCTGCAACGACTGTATGAGCGAAGTCCTTGCCTGCGCCCAGTTCGCAAACGACCCGCACGGGCTCGACTGGGCTCATTACCGCAACGCTTACAACTACTACGCCTAGTCAGGGGGCAGGGCTAATCACCTTGCTTCTTTGCTATCAAAAGCCCCGTCACAACTGCGGCCCAAATAAAATGCGGGGCTAGAGCTTGGGGCTGCACTCGATTGGGAATCAGCTACGGGTGGTCGTGGATGGCCTCAGAGCCCCGGGTCACAGAGTAACCCTGTTTTGGAAATTTGATATTTGATGCCGTAAAGTATTAGTAACTACTAGAAAAGGGGTTATTTTATGAGTAATTATGCGGAAGTTATTCGTCAGGCAATTGCCGACGAGGAAATCGGGCGTTGCCCTGTACAAGAGGACTGGGTCATTTGCGACCTTTGTCGTGGCAATGGTGGTCACTCCAGCAGGTTCGGCGCATACTCGGCTGACGAGTGGAATGAGCAAGATGACGACTTCCGTGAGAACTATCTCTCGGGTCGCTATGACGAGCCATGTGGCGACTGCGACGGAACTGGCAAGTATCTAGTACTCAACGAAGAGGAACTCTCTGACGAGGCTCGCGAGTACCTTGATAGGTATATGCGGGCAGAGTACCAAGATTACTCTGTATCACGCGCCGAGCGTCTCGCTGGTTGCTAGTCAATAAATAGAGAGCGTCATCAGAAATGGTGGCGCTCTTTTTATTGCCGTCGCCGGGGCTATGAGGCCAACTAAGCTCCCGGCGAGCCCCGCGCGAAGGTTTGGAAATTTGGTATTGGGTGCTGTAATCTTGTACTACCTACCACCCGTGAAAGGGGTTTTTCATGTTCACTGTCCGTATTCTTTGGGCTGATGGGTACGACCCATCTACCTACGAGCAAACCTTCGCCTTTGACGAGGCTCACCCTGCCCCTGCTAAAGTGCAGGATTTCTGTTTGCGCAAGGCTCGCCGCCACCACAGGCTCTTGGGAATGGAGAACTTCCAACTGCTCGTGCTCGCTGTCTGCCCTGATGAGGCTGCATGGCAGGCAATGGGAGAGGCTGCTCGTGTCGAGTATAGCAAAACCTGCCGCTTGGCTTCCTGCGAGGGCGATGAGTACTTTGTAAACCTTCCCCACCGCTAGTAAAAGGGAGTGTTATCTGAAACGGTAGCACTCTCTTTATTTGCAAAAGCCCCGGGCATTAGAAGGGCGCAGCCTGGCAAGCGGGGCCATAGAGCTATTTAGAAATTTGGTATTGCCTCGGGTAATGTTTGAGATGTGAAAGGGAAGGGGGTGACAAAAATGAAAGATGGAATGTACGAATCGGCTGCCGAGGCAATTGAGGCAATCCGAGCACTTGACGCAGAGCGCAAGGCTCGGGCTAAAGCAAAGCACGATGCCTTCTATGCACGCTTCGCAACCGAACAGGAAGCGATGGATTACATGGAGTATGTGCAGAGCAAGCGCGAAGGCTGGTAGCCCTCGGGTTCGGGCTCGGGCTCGGGTCGCCTTCGGGTGGCTCGGGTCCGAGCCTTTTTGTGCGGTTGCGCGGGGCTGTGCCCAGCACTTACGCCCAGGCATAAGTCCCGCCGCGTGTTCGAAACATATTTTGGAAATTTGGTATCCAATGCCCTAAAATATTAGTACCTACTTGAAAGGGGGTGAATATGTGCCAATGCGAAGACCGCCCGTGCTGCGGGCACGCAGCCGAGGAACGCGCCGACGACGCCTACTGGGCTGAGCGCGCCTACCACGGCGACGACGACTGGGACGACGACGACGAATAGTCGTTCCGAGGGTGGTGACCACAACGGTCACTACCTTCGTCTAGAGAGCCCCGCCGCTAGCACGGCGCAGCCGGAAACGCGGGGCCATAGAGCTATTTTGGAAATTTGGTATTCCGTACAGTACGATTTACTCAACTACTAATAAAGGGGAATAAGTTATGGACATCAAGTGCCCGTTCTGCAGAGAACCTTGGGATAACGAAACTATCCACGATTACGCTGGCGAAGTAGACAGCACCTATGCCGAAGTATCCAAGTTGTTTCGGACTAAGGGCTGTGGAGTGGCGTTCAGTGAGTGGGGAATTACTTGCGAAAAATCGGCATACAGTGGCGATTTACTAGCCCTTGCCGACCTGCTAGGCGACGACATTGATGGTTACGCTTCAATGGTAGAAGACCTAGGACTGTAACTATCAGTTAGAAATACCGTTAGGGCATAATCGTCCTGGCGGTATTTTCACTCAATAGCCCCGGCTCTTAGGTGCGCCCTAGATAAGCGGGGCTATATGGAAATCCTTGACACACTCACTACAAGCCTGTAATTTAGTATCACCTACAACGGAAAGGAAAAATCGTGGAAGCAGTTATGTATGTACAAGGATTAGTCATTGGGTTTCTTAGTGGCGTTATCTTTACCTATATCTACGCTGTAATAAAGCGCAATAAGTAACTTTGGAAATTTGGTATTGCGTACTGTATAGTTATCTCACTGGGGAAAATATCCCCATAAGTTTCTCGGAAAGGGGAAATTATGAAACATACCATTTATCAAGTTTGGTGGGCAAGCGCGGGCTGTCTACCTGATGGAGACACGCCAGCGTTTGAGGCAGACACTCGTAAAGAGTGTGAGGCTTGGTTGGCAACTGATGAGGCTTTGGAGTACTGGGAGAGTGTAGGCGACTACAACACTTACAGTTTCCAAATACACGCAAACACAAGTACTGGTCACTCGTGGCTAGTGCTAGAGCAAACAATGACTACTGGAAAGGTAGGTAAGTAATGAGACAAGGTAAAGGCGCAATTGTTAGCGCACAAGTAGTTCACGACCCAATGCAACTTTATGGGGTTTCTACTACTTGGGCAGTAATGCTTCATATTCAGTCACCTACTGGCGACAGTAGCGACTTTTTGCAACTCACAATGCCCTGTATTTCACACTCACAGGCTTGCAGTATTGCAGACGGATACAATGAGGTCTTACAACCTCACTTAGTCGGAAGGTTTGACGAGTACACTCACGAAATGTCAAACTAGGTTTAGTGGGTAGAAATACCTACTAATAAATAACCACACCATTACTCCGCGTTTTACCCCTTTCAAACAGCGTAGAGTTTTGGTGTGGTTTATTTTTTTGCCCAAATAGCCCCGCCTACCCTTCTGCTGCTAAAAATTTGTATGTTACCTGTATGTCATCTGTATGTCAAATGAAAAAAACTTCTGCGGGGCTGTGTTTGAATTTGGAAATTTGGTATTGCATGTACTAGAGTTGGTCTTGTAAGGAAAACGAATTGTTCCACGTGGAACAATCTGAACAAAGGGGAAAGTCATGGAAGCAACACTGGCGGAGATGAAGAAGTTGAGGCAGTACCTCAACAACTGGTTCGAACTGGTGGAGGACGCAGAGCGCACGGGCGACTACGGAGATTTCGACACGCTCGAGCAACTCCAAGAAGCACGAATGTCAGAGGCGCTCATTGTCATCTCGGTGACGAGTTGGGAAGCCGACAAAGCGTTCAGGAACTCATGAACGAGAAGGTCGGTTGGTGGGTCGGGTTCTTGGCGGTTAAGACCGCCGAGGCTCGAGCCTGAGGGCTGTGCCAGTG